GGGTATGCATAAACCTTCTCCTCTATCAGCTTAAAGATGGGACCCACAGCACATTTAAACTCATCAGACCGAGAATTGATAGCTCGGGCGTGCTTGTAGGTTGGATAGGACTCATCTTTCATGAAGGAACTGCATCGGAAGTAGCGATGGGTCTTCTCGGGATCCCATATGCTTCCAACGCCATCCCACTGGACGCGCAGCTCTTTTCGGCGCCAGTCGGGGTAATCTGTGTGTGCGAGCCAATTCTCCAGCGACACATCAGCATCAGCAGCGAGTGGAGTCAACTCGCGCCGGACCCACCGCCTTACAAACCTTTGGAATTCTCCTAAGGTCTTGTCATTGGCGGGGGGCGGTTTTATTGCAAACCTTTTCCTCACCCCAGCTATAGTGGTTTCTGGATCGTGGGGGTCCGGGTGTGGACAGGCAAAGCCCGTCACATGACATCCCAAACTAACCCCAACAGTCGGTCGCATGTTAAGCGCAACCTTCCGCGGCTTCGATATGTGAGCATCCTGCTTTATTTCCTTAAGCGGATCTTGCTTAGACTCACCATACCGATACCCTCCTAGATACCACCTATGTTCTCCTATCAAGCTAGGGTGGCAGGGAAATACCCGACTCGGTGTTCAAGGCGATCTTTCCAGATGCCGAGCGCGACCGTCACGGTACTTCCGACCACGTCATGTTTCTTCCAACTCAAATACTTATCAATATTCGTCACATGACTGGATTTTGCGAATGCTTGCAGCCTACCTTGTGTAGTCTTTTCATCGAATGATTGCATGCAAGTGGGCGTAGACAATTGGGCCAGCAGCTCCATTGAAATGAGCATCTGGCCGGGCCGATGTGTGAGTTGTCCCCAGACATCCTTGTTGATTAGTCGTCCATTAAGCCTAATGGAATACTCAACAAGCCCGTAAATTGCGTCCGCGTGCTTAAGATCCGTCATCGACATTGAGTCCGCTCTCAAGTCAGAATGCTGGTAACCCGTCAAGTTAACCATACGGTATTCGTGTTTTATGCGTGGGGAGAAGAGATTCCGCCTACCGCACGACGTGAGATATCTGTTTGTGATCCACCAACCAAGGTGACAGTATACATACTGCATGAGCACGGCAAATTGAATGCGTGCATCATCATGATTCACAACCCATACGAGATCAGCTAGACAACCATCAAGATTAATCCAGAGTATGAGCGCCCAAAAGAGCAGGGCTGGGAGTAGCACGACCAAATACAGATAGGATTTGTCGGCATCTTCCTCCCACGTCGCAA